GGGGCACTTCGGAAAAATATATCGCGACTTTTCGGGAGATGATCGTATTTGCGAGGACATGGAGAGAGATAACTACATTTACGCATATTATCAGAAAATCAAGGACGGCTCCGTCACCGTAGGCCGTTGGATCCAACTGGTTTATGCGTACATCATTGACGGGCTGAACAAAAAGCTGTTCCGTTTCGACAAAAAGCGTGCGAACGATGCGATAGAGTGGATTGAAACGCATTGTTTCCACACAGAGGGCCCTCTTGCACCTGGGCCTTTTTTGTTGGAGCTATGGCAGAAGGCGTTTATCTCGTGCGTTTTCGGCATCCTCGATGCAAACGGTCATCGGCAATTTCGCGAGGTACTTCTCCTCATCGGCAGGAAGAACGGAAAGAGCATACTTGCGGCGGCTATCGCAAAATACATCTGGTGGGCAGACGGCGGGTACGGAGCACGAGTCTACACGCTTGCACCGAAGCTCGACCAGGCTGACATCATCTACAACAACGTGTGGCAGATGGTGGTGCTTGATCCTGAGTGGCAGCAGCGCAAAGCGAGCCTTGAAGCAGACAAGAAACGCAAGGAACGCTATGACGACCCTGAGCTGGCACGGCACAGGATGACAGATCTATACCTCCCATCCAACAACGGAACCGTAAAGAAGATTGCATTCTCAGCGAAGAAGTCTGACGGATTCAACCCAAGCCTTTGTATCTGTGACGAGATAGCGGCGTGGGAAGGCGACAAGGGCCTCAAACAGTACGAGGTCATGAAGTCCGGCATGGGCGCAAGGACGGAGGGCCTGCTGCTATCATGCACGACTTCCGGCTATGTCAACGACTCCATCTTCGATGAGCTGATGAAGCGTGCGACTCGGTTCCTCCTTGGCGACTCCGGCGAGAGGCGGCTCCTTCCGTTCCTGTACCAGACTGACGAGATCGACAAGTGGAACGACCTGAACGAGCTTCAGAAGTCGAACCCGAATCTCGGAGTATCCATTTCTGTCGATTTCATGCTCGAAGAGATAGCCATAGCCGAGCAGAGCATGAGCAAGCGCGCCGAGTTCCAGACGAAGTATTGCTGTCAGAAACAGAATTCCTCTCTTGCATGGCTTTCCGCGCAGACCGTCCAGGAAGCGTGCGGCGAGCCGTTGCACCTTGATGACTTCAGAGATACCTACTGCGTGCTCGGCATCGACTTGTCTCAGACGACCGACATTACGGCTTGCGTGGCGATGATAGAGCGGGGAGGAGAGTTGTATGTGTTCGCCAAGTTCTTCCTGCCTGCCGAGAGGATTGACGAGGCCACCGAGAGGGACGGCATCCCATACCAGGCATACATTCAAAGAGGAATACTCCAGCCGTCAGGGGAGAACTTTGTTGATTATCATGACTGCTATCAATGGGTCACGGAACTCATAGAGAAGTACCGCATCCTGCCGCTTAAATGCGGTTATGACCGATACTCTGCTCAGTATCTCGTCCAGGATCTAAAGTCCTACGGAGTGCACATGGACGATGTGTTCCAGGGCGAGAACCTATATGGCGTGATAAGGGAGACAGAGGGCCTTCTCAAGGACGGGAAGGTGCACATCGGCGACAACGACCTAATGAAGATCCACCTGCTTAACTCTGCTATAAAGATGTCCACCGAGCGCGGGCGCGGGAAGCTCGTGAAGGTTAATCCTTCTGCGCACATTGACGGCTGCGCGGCGTTGCTCGATGCGATGACCGTGAGGCAGAAGTGGTGGGGAGATATTGGAACCCAATTACAAAACGAGAGGTAAAGAAATGGGATTGTTTGAGAAGATTTTTCCCCGGCAGACCGTGAAGCGGCAAGTCGAGGAATACTTCAAGACGCTGACCGCTTACAGGCCATCGTTCACGACCTGGCACGGCGCAATATATGAGAGCGAGCTGGTCAGGGCGGCAATCGACACCAGGGCGCGGCACATAAGCAAGATGAACGTGACCTTCACAGGCGCGGCAAAGCCGTATTTACAGTCAAGGCTAAAGATAGCACCAAACGAGTGGCAGACATGGAGCCAGATGCTATATCGGCTCTCTACCATTCTTGACTGTCAGAATTCGGCTTTTTTGGTTCCCGTGTTCGGTCAGTATGGCGAGGTAACGGGCGTGTTCCCTGTCCTGCCTTCCAAGTGCGAGATAGTTCAGACTACTGACGGCGTTCCTTATCTGCGGTACACGTTCGCCACAGGCGAGAAGGCGAGCATCGAGCGCGAGCTGTGCGGCCTGATGACGAAGTTCCAGTATAAGGACGATTTCTTCGGCGAGAGCAACTCCGCACTTGCGCCCACGATGGAGCTGATACACACGCAGAACCAAGGCATCAAGGAGGGAATCAAGAACAGCGCGACATACCGCTTCATGGCCAAGCTGAACAACTTCAGCAAGCCTGAACACCTCGCCATGGAGGCCAAGCGTTTCAGTCGCGAGAACTTTGAAGCAGAAGACGGTGGCGGTCTGCTCCTGTTCCCGAACACCTACGCAGACATCCAGCAGATACAGTCGAAGCCGTTCACCGTAGACGCTGACCAGATGAAGGCCATCGAGGGAAACGTGTTCAACTACTTCGGCGTGAACGAGGCGGTGCTCCAGAACAAGGCCACGGACGAGCAGCTTGACAGCTTCTTCGATGGCGCATTGGAACCGTTCGCTATCCAGCTTTCGCAGGTTTTGGAGAAGATGTTCTTCACGAACCGCGAGATAGCAATCGGAAACCATGTATACGTTGCGTCCAACCGCCTCCAGTACATGAGCACCACGCACAAGATAACCCTTGCACAGCAACTCGGCGACCGTGGCATGATCACCATCAACGAGGTCAGAGAGCTGTTCAACTACCCGCCTCTTCCTGAAGGCGGCGACAGAGCTCCGATAAGAGGCGAATACTACTTTGCCGGAGAGGAGATAGACGATGGAAATGATGGACAGGATTAAGTCCGGCACCCAGTACCGCAGCCTGGTACTGGAGATCCGCGACACCGACACCGACAATATGGTAGTGGAAGGGTACGCAACCACATTCAACCAGCCCTACGAACTGTACCGCGACAGCAACCTCGTTATCAACGAGCAGGTGGACAACAGGGCGTTTGATGGGGCGAACGTTGGAGATGTTATCTTCCAGATGAACCACGAGGGCCGTGTATACGCACGCACCCGCAACAACACTCTTGAAGTAACTCCCGATGAAAAGGGGTTATTTATAAAAGCCGACCTTTCTGGCACGGAGGAAGGTAGAAAACTGTACGAGGAAATCAAAGGCGGGTATCTTGACCGTATGTCTTTCGGATTTACAGTTGCCGAAGACAGGACGGAAAAGACCGCCGAAGAGCCTCGCACCTACCTCCGCACTATCACCAAGATCGGACGGCTGTTTGATGTTTCTGCTGTTTCAATCCCGGCGAACGATTACACCGAGATCTCGGCACGTTCCTATGTCGATGGAATTCTCGACAAGGAAAAAGCGGACGCTTTGGCGGCTGAGCATAGAAAGCGGCAGATTCAGAGAATCCGTATCCTTATGGAGGTAGCAAATGGAAATTAAGACCATGAGCGCGGACGAGCTGGTAGAGCGGCGTGCAGCCATCGCCACGGAGCTGGATGCTCCCGATGCTGACCTGGACGCTCTTGAGGCAGAAGTCCGTGCGATCAACGAGGAACTCGAAACTCGCAAAAACAACGAGGCAAAGAAGGCCGAAGTCCGCGAAGCTATTGCCAACGGCGAGAAGCCCGTCGAAAAAATCAAAGAATTCAAAGAGGTAGAAAAAATGGAAGAGATCCGCACTTTCGCTCCCGATTCCGTGGAATATCGTGACGCATACATGAAGAACCTGATGGGGAAGCCCATGACCATCGAAGAGCGCACCGCCCTCTCCGGCGCGTCCTACGTCATCCCCACCGAAACCCTGAACAAGATCTATGGCAAGCTCGAAGAGAACCCTCTGATCAGAGAGATCGATGCTCTCCGCATCCCCGGCTACGTTTCCGTCCCGACCGCCAGCACGGTCAATGACGCGAGCTGGATAGCGATGGCCTCTGCCAGCACCGACTCTTCTGACGCGATGGGCACCGTGTCCCTGACCGCCAAGAAGCTGATCAAGACCATCGAGATCACCGCCGACATCCAGGCTATGAGCATCCCCGCGTTCCAGGGCTGGCTCGTCAATAAACTCGCTCAGAAGATGGAGGCCGCTATCTGCGCCGCCATCGTCAACGGTGCTGGCAGTACCACCGTCCCCCAGGGCGTTGGTCAGTGCGGTATCACCACCTCCACCGCCATTGCTGGCGCGACCCTCGCCAAGCTGTCCGCGTTCATGGGCGGCTTGAAGGCTCCCTATCACAACGGCGCGGTGTGGGTGATGAGCTGCGAGAACTTCTTCACCTACGTTCTCCCGCTCGCCAGCGACTCCAACGGCTACCTGGTGCAGGATGGCATCGGCTACCGTCTGCTCGGCCATCGTGTTGTCCTGGACGACAACGTGGATGACTGCAAGTTCAAGAGCGGCTCCACCGCCGAGGCTGCCAACGCTGACCACATCATCTTCGGCAACTTCCGCGAGGGCTATGTCTTCAACTTCGGCGAAGGCATCCAGGTGGAGGCCGACAACAGCGTTTCCTTCCGTTCCGGCTCCACCGTCTACCGTGCTATGGCCCTGTGTGACGGTGCTGTCGCCGACAAGGACGCTTTCGTCTGGACGACCATCTCTGCTTCCTAACAGGACAAGCAAGGGGAGGGGTGATACCCTCCCCGCTTTTAACAGGAGGGCCACATGAAAACACTCGTTGCTGTTCCGTGCATGGACATGGTGCAGACAAGCTTTATGAAGTCGCTGTTTCAGTTGGTAAGCGTGGGCGATACGCAGATCTCTTTCCGTGTTTCCTCTCTTATCTACGATTCAAGGAACTCGCTTGCTGGTGAGGCGTTGCGAAACGGCTATGACCGCATCATGTTCCTCGACTCAGACATGGCTTTCAAGCCTGACATTCTCGTAAAGCTATCGAAAGACATGGACGAAGGCCGTGAATTTGTTGGTGGGCTGTTCTTCCGTAGAAAGCCGCCGTTCACGCCTGTCATCTACAAGAACCTGGAATATAAATGCGAAGGCATCAAGCCTGAGATGAAGCTCGAACCATATCTGGACTATCCGCAGGACGACATCTTCGAGATAGAAGGCAGTGGCTTCGGAGCCGTTCTTATGACCACCGACCTCATCAACAGGGTTGGTGAGAAGTTCGGTTATCCGTTCTCGCCGATGCTTGGGTTCGGAGAAGACATCAGCTTCTGCTGGCGGGTAAAGCAGCTCGGCGTTCCTATGTACTGTGACAGCAGGATAAAAGTGGGTCATGTGGGCCTCTGCACAATAACCGAAGAAATCTATCAAAATACTCGAGGTAGCTCTGATGCTTAACAAAGTCAAACTCGCGCTCCGAATTGCAACGGATGACTTCGACACCGAGATAAACGACATTATCCTTGCGGCGTGCGCTGACCTTGGCATTGTCGGCGTTGAAGCTTTAAGCACAACGACTGACGCTCTGCTTACAATGGCAATCATCACATACTGTAGGATCCATTTCGGACAGCCTGAAGATTATGACAGGCTGAAGAAGTCTTACGACGAACAGAAGGCGCAGCTCATCAGCGCAACGGGGTACGGGCTGGATGGATAGATCTACTCCTATTTACCTCGTCCACGAGACGAAGGCTCAGAACGACATCGGCGAGTGGGTGTCAACGGAAGTCCTCCGCAAGGTGTACGCCAACGTGACGAGCATCTCCGCAAGCGAGTATTTCAGCGCATCGCAGATAGGCTTGAACCCTGAAATCAGGTTCACGATGTTCGCCCCTGACTATGACGGCGAGCTGATAGTCGAGTATAACGGCATCCGATTCTCCGTCTATCGCATCTACCGGGCGACTTCTGACAAGATGGAGCTATACGCACAGCGAGAGGCTGGCACGGCTGGGACGGCATCAACTCCCACAACACCAACGGAAACAACACCGACAACGCCAACGGAGCCGAATGATGAGCAAAACAACGGTTGACGGGCTGGCACAAGCCATCCAAAGGACGCTTTCAGAGTACGAGGGCGTGACGGTGGACGGCATGAAAGCAGCCGTTGATAAGGTGTCAAAAGAAGCCGTCCGTGAGCTGAAAGGCTCATCGCCGAGGCGGTCAGGAGCATACGCAAAAAGTTGGACATCTAAAAAGACGAAGCTGACGAACAAATGGGCGTATGAGAAGACCGTCTATAACAAAGACCACTACCGGCTCACTCATCTATTGGAGAAAGGGCATAAGGTGGTCGGAGCGAAGAATGGCAGGACACGGGTTGACCCGATACCGCACATTGAGAAGGTCGAAAAAAAGGCCGTTGAAAACCTTGTGCGTGAAATAAAGGAAACGCTATGACGCTTGCAGAACTGAAAACGCTTCTTACTGGCACGGGGCTTCCCGTGTCTTTCTCGTCTGTTCCGTTAGACCAGAACAGCGCAAGGCCGTACATCTGCTTCTTTCAAGACGCTGACAGGAACTTCGCCGCAGACGGCGTTGTCTACTATTCCAGAAAGGTGATGACCGTGCGCCTGTACACCGACACTCGTGACGAAACGTCTGAAGGGAAGGTGGAAACCGCCTTGACTGGTATGTACTGGACGAAGAGCATCGACTTTCTTGACGCAGAAAAAATCTACGAAATTACCTATACTATCGAGGTGTAATCATGGCAGAAAACAAGGTTCGCTTTAACCTGAAAAATGTTCACTATGCCGTTCTGACCGAAACCATGACCACGAGCGGCATGACTTACTCCTGGGCAACTCCCGTCCATGTGGCGGGTGCTGTGTCCCTTGACCTGTCCCCCGAAGGCGACACTTCTCCGTTTTATGCGGACGGCATCGTTTTTTATCAGAGCATCGCAAATCAGGGCTACTCCGGCTCCTTGGAGATGGCTCGCATCTCTGACACGATGCTGAAGGATGTGTGGGGGCTTACCCTTGGCTCCACTTCCAAGGTTCTGACCGAGAACGCCAACGTCAACCCGAAGAACTTCGCCCTCCTGTATCAGGTGGACGGCGATGCGGATAACGAATACTATTGCCTCTACAAGGTGAGTGGCCAGCGTCCGGCTATCGGTTCCGAGACCAATGAGGAATCCAAAGAGCCGAAGACGCAGACCTTCGACATCTCCGCTATCCCCCTGGCTGACGGTCGGGTGCTGGCACGCACTACTGCCGACACTCCCACCGCCACGAAGACGGGCTGGTTCACCTCTGTGTTCCAGGAGTCCTAAGCTATGGAGCGCACGCTTAACATCGGCGGCGCAGTTATGAGGATGAGGGCTTCGGCCCTCATTCCTCGTATGTACCGCTTCAAGTTTGGGCGTGACCTCATAAAGGACATGGCGCAGCTTGAAAAGGCTTATAAAAAGTCCATGTCCATTCAGGAGGGCGCATCGGACGAGGAGATGGAGGAGGCAAGGTTCTCCATTCTCGACTTAACCATCTTTGAGAACGTGGCGTGGTGCATGGCGAAGAGTGCCGACAATTCTATCCCTGACAGCCCTGACGAGTGGCTGGATTCTATCAACGGCGTGTTTTCTATCTACGAAGTCCTGCCGCAGATACTTGAACTCTGGACGGATGGGCTTGCGACCACTTCCACGGCGACAAAAAAATAAGGCAGACTGTCCGTGAGGCCAATGGAGCAATCTTCATGCTGAGGTGCGCTGAATTGGGACTGTCTGACGAAGCCTTGCAAAATATGTCAATGGGTATGGTGTTTGATATGTTCACCGAGAAAGCGAACGACAACCACAAATACCCTATCAAAGCAACGCAGGAAGATATTTATTCTTTCTTCGGAGGGAGCAAATGGCAGAAAAAATCCGAGGAATAACCATAGAGCTGGGCGGCGACGCTTCGGGGCTTGAACAGGCCTTGAAGGGCGTAAACAAAGAAGTCAAAAACACGCAGTCCCAGCTAAAGGACGTTGAACGGCTCCTGAAACTCGACCCGAAGAACACGGAGCTATTGGCTCAGAAGCAGAAACTTCTGGGCGAACAGATAAAGAACACCAACGAGAAGCTAAAGAAGCTCAAAGAAGCGCAGGCCACGATGGACAAGAACGGAGTAGACAAGAACTCCGACCAGTACATGGCCTTGCAGAGGGAGATCATCTCCACCGAACGTGAGGTGAAGAACCTTGAAGCCGCTTCGAAGGAAACCGCAAACGCCATGTCCACCGTGGCGCAAGTGGCCGACAAGGTATCAAAAGGTGCACAAAAAGTCGCAGACAAGACGAAAGCCATCTCTGCGGCGGCTGGCGGTGCCCTGACTGCGTTGGCTGGCTTGGGTATCAAGGCGGCAAAGGACGCTGACGAGCTGGTAACTTTAGCGAAGCAGACGGGTTTTTCTACTAACGAGCTTCAGAAGTTCAAGTACGCTTCAGAACTTGTTGATGTGTCCATGTCCGACATCACGGGTGCGGCTTCTAAGTTAAAGAAGGCCGTTTCTGGTGATTCGAAAGAGCTTGCGCAGCTTGGCGTAAAGACAAAGAACGCTGACGGCACGTTCAGGGACATCAACGAGATATTCTACGATACCCTCTCAGCGTTGGGCGGCATCCAGAACGAGACAGAGCGAGACACGCTCGCAATGGCCATTTTTGGCAGGGGCGCAGATTCCCTTGCTGGCATCATAGACGATGGCGGTGCGGCTCTGAAAGCCTACGGGCAGGAAGCCGAGGACATGGGCCTCATCCTGTCCGGCGACACGCTTAAGTCCCTCAACAAGACGAACGATGCGCTTGATAAGCTAAAAGCAACGGCTTCAGCCAGGCTTGCCGAGACAGGCGCAAAGGCTCTTGAAGTCCTAACGCCTGTCCTTGAAAAGGTGCTAAACCTTCTAAACGGGCTGTTGACAAAGATAGGCGAGCTCACTCCAGCACAAGTCGAAACGATAATGAAGATTCTTGCGGTGGTGGCGGCTATCTCGCCTCTGGCATCCGGCATCGCAAAAGTGGCGGGGCTTGTCTCCAAAATCCCCACATTGATTTCGACAGTCGGCACGGCTATGTCGTGGCTGGCTGCTAACCCGATAGCGCTGGTCATCGGTGCCATTGTCGGGCTTGTTGCGCTGATAGCCACGAAGGGCGACGAGATACAGGCGAAATTGCAAGCCCTTGACGATTGGTTGCAAAGCGTATTCGAAAAAGACTGGTCGGAGCTGTTCGGGCCTGTCCTTGGCGGCGTGATAAACGGGTTCTTCGACATAGTTAAGAATATGTGGGATAACCTGAAGCTCGTCTTTGACGGGATAATCGACTTTATCCGTGGCGTGTTCACAGGCGACTGGGAGCGTGTTTGGCTTGGTGTGAAGGAGATATTCTCCGGCATCGCAAACTCGCTTTTGAACGTGTTTAAGGCCCCTCTGAACGGTATTATCTCGCTCATCAATAAGGCCATTGATAAGTTCAACGGCATGATCGCGAAGATTAACAAGATACCAGGCATCAATGTCGGCACGATAGGATATATCCCGATGCTGGCCAACGGCGGTGTCTTGGCGCAGGGTTCGGCTATCGTGGGCGAGGCTGGGCCTGAGCTGCTTTCGATGGACAAGGGCAAGGCCGTGGTGCAGCCGCTTACCAACGGCTCGTCTGCGGCGGCTCCGATCTATCTGACCGTCCAGAGCGTCCTTGACGGACGTGTCATTGCAGAGAGCACGACACAATATCAGGAAAGGATGGCACGGGCGCATGGTTGATGTATGGTTCAACATCGGCGTGGTTCAACAGGACGACACGATATACAGCCTCAACCCGTTCATTGATAGGGATTCTGTCAAGACTGGCGTTGCGCCCCGTGTCTCCCGCATCATAACAACCATTGACGGCAGGGAGCATATCTCGTCAACAGGCAGGCGGCAGACGTTATCTTTTCGGTTCAACCCTCTGACCTACGCTCAGGCCACCGAGTTAGTGACATTGCTTTGCACATATCCGGCGTTCAAGGTGAGCTTTCGTTCGCTGACGACTTCCGATTCGAATGACGGATATTTCGACATGAAGCTGTCCGGCATGAGTGCGGAGTATCTTTCAAGATGCAAATTCGGCGGGGCTGAGATGTTCCAGTTTGACGAGATAGAATTGGAGCAGCTATGAGCACGAAAAGCGCAACTGAATCGTCTCCGTTCTATGTGTTCGATATATACGACGGCTCTACTCTTGTCGGTTCGATAGATAGGACGGAGATAGTCTCGTTTGAGATACGGAGGAGCATCTTTTCCGACAAGCCAACTGTAGGGCAGGCAAACGCAGGCGAGCTAACCGCAACGTTCTTCATGCCGTCTTTCACCATCCCCCGCATGGCGAGGATAGAAGTCGCCGTCATACAGGGTTTTATCGGTAATATGCTGGGCGAGTTCTTCATTGATACACGCAAGTACAACCCCGTTGACAACACTTTGACCGTGCATTGCTATGACGCAATGTTGAAGTGCGAGCAGCTCTGCCCAGCCAACGGAACTGATATAAACGTAGTCAACGCCATCGCAACTGCTATCGGCGTTAGCGTTCACTCGTCCGTTACTTCAGCCATCGTCAATGCGTATTCCGTGCCTCAAAAGATAACTAAGAACAGGAGCGCACGGGAGATACTGAAGATGATAGGTGCGGCCTATGGTGGGAGCTTCTACATCACCAAAGGCGGCTTGCTCGGCTTCGCTGGGTTCGTCATCCCCGCAGAAACATTCCTGCTCGTGAACGAGGACGGAGATGCTATCGTCTTTGGTAGCGACAGGATAATTGTGGGAGGTATCAATGTCTAACAACATCGGCCAGAATTGCGCCTCCATCGACAAGGGCGAACCTTGGGAACCAATATCACAGGTTATCGTCAAAGGCGACAAGCACACATACACCGCAGGCACGACCACGGGCAGGACTATGGAAGTGGATTGCGGCATCGGCACGCAAGACATAGCCAATAACCTTCTTGCGGCATTGATCGGGTACGTTTACCAGCCATACGACTGCAAGGACGCTCTTATCGACCCTTCGATCGAGCTTGGGCAGACTATCTCTGTCGGGAACGTGTACTCCATTGTTGCCTCAATGACTATCAAGGGCGACATGATACTCGCCGCAGACGTTTCGGCTCCGTCTTCGGGGGACGTTGACCACGAATATCCATATGACGAGTGGAAGAAGACCGTGGACGCTAAGAACATCCGGCACGGCGGCGGCGGTGGCACGATGGACGGCGAGGGAATCACCGACAATTCTATCACGACAGACCAAACTAACGGATATATCAATACTGGCCTGTCAAACGCCTACTACTCTGCGGATGTGTTCGCTGGCACGGTTACAGCAAGCTATGGTAAATTCTCGTATTCAACGATAGGGAATTTAAGCGCAACAACTATCAACTATCAGAGCCACGCCTGCCAATGGCGCAAGGCTTCTGATGTTACTCAATATGACAGATATGTCATGTGCTATATCGGCAGTTAGGAGGGTAAATGGGCAAAGTAACTTTATCAGACGGACGAGAATACGAAACCGTATTTTTCGGGATAACGTCAGGTGGCATCATGATGATAAGCGTTGAGATGGACATCGGAGAAGCATACAACGCTTTCTCATCCGGCACGGACGTTATCATCTACGAACAGGAAGAAGTGCCGCCCAGACGGTTCACAGGCTTTACTAAACTTGAATATATCGTCAACGAGACAACCTGTTCCAGGGTGGCTTTGACACGCCCATTATGGGAGGAAGACAATGGCTGACAAAACTATAAACCAACTGACAGCAGCGACAGGGATGACGGACAGCTCCCTGTTTGTCATTGAGCAAAACTCCACGGCAAAGAGCATCAACTGGGGACTGATGAAGAACTATATCTCCCCTGTTGTCACGGCGCAGTATTCGTCCTCAAAGACTTATAGCATCGGCGACTATGTTGTGTATAACAGCGCATTGAAGCGGTGCGTTGTGCAGATAACCACGCCGGAGAGTTACACGGCGGCGCACTGGGAAGACGCTGTGCTTACTGATGATGTAGCGTATCTTGGCGAGAGTGATATTCTTATCAACTCGCTTGCCGTAAAAGGCGAGTATACGTTCTCGTCAAACGACTTTGAGAGCGGCTACTGGGCTTTCACTTCAAAAGCGGCGAACAGCAAGCGGCTCAGGACTCGCAGATTGATTCCTGTTCGGGCTGGCGAGTATGTAACATACATCAACCCGACCATGAAGATCTATATCGGCGTGTTTTCCACTCGCAAGGCATCCGCATACGCACAGACGACTGGCTGGATTGCCGCCAACGGGATCGGGACTATACTCATCTCAAACGATGGGTATTTGGACATCATGCTTGATAACGCCACCGACATCACAACGGCGAACTATGACAGCACTATTAAGCTCTTTTCACCGTTCTACAAGTATTTCGGTGCGAATGCATGGTCTATCAACACGGCGGACGCTTTGGGCGCAGTTAAAGAAAACTCTGGTGACCTTGTCCGTGCATACAGTAATTCAAGCGGGTACGGAGCTGAATACACTATTTCCAAAACGTCACTTGCTGACGAAATCCTGTCCCTAAAGCGAACGCTTCCTGACGGGGTGAACATCCTGCCAATTCTGTCAAACAAGGACACGAAAACCAACAACGGCATCACCTACTCTTGGGTGGACGATACAACCATCCACATGAACGGCACGGCTTCTGCGGAGTCTTTCTATAACTTCATCGTGAGCCGTCAGCAGATGATACCTGGCATCTACCCCGGTGATGACGTTCTCGTCAAGATTGATAACATGGCCGTGGGTGCGTCCGTCATGGTGTACTACTACATCGGCGGGACCACTACCCTTCATGTCTTAACGTACACGGCATTCACTCGCCTCATCCGAATCCCTGACGATGCAACCGGGCTGATGTTCCGCATCATCGTTCCGTCCGGCACGGCCATATCAAACGTAGACACGAAGGTCGAGCTCATCGTCAAGCCGCAGATAAAGCACATTCGTGCATTGTTCATTGGCAACAGCTACACCAATGACTGCGTGAATTACGCTCCATTTATTGCCGAAGGGCTTTCGAAGGGCGTTGCGTTCACAATTGGCACAACTTATTATAGCGGAGCGTCTATTGACAATTATGTCAACTGGTTCGATAACGACACGGCAACGCTGACTTACTACAAGCGTCACGGCCTTTTCCCGAAGTGGAATACTGGTGTCTCAAGCAAAACGCTGAAACAATGTATCGCAGACGAGCCGTGGGACATCATCGTATTCCAGCAGGCATCATCTGATCAGGGAACATGGAGCACGTTCTCCAACCTTAACACGCTAATCAACAAGGTGCTGACATACAACGCCACTCTGCACAGCAAGGCCGTCAAAATCGGATGGATGTTCCCGCAGCTTCGATATAGCATTATCGGCTCTACTACCTACGCTAAAGTGGTGGAGTGCGTGCAGAATGTCCTCAACACTACGCCTATTGATTTCTTCTTCCCTTGTGGTACTGCCGTACAAAATGCGAGAGGGACTTCTCTTGACAGTATTGGTAGTTCTGGCCATCTGTGCGCTGACGGAGACGGCCACCTTCAGGCGGGGCTGCCGTCTCTCTTGGCGAGTTATGTTTCTGCGTTAAAGCTGCTGGAACTCGCTGGCGAACCGTGGCACGGTATCTTACAGGAAACCACGAGGCCGACCGCAACATGGGTGACGAATATTAACAGTCCCGGCGAGAACGGAACATCAACAGGCGTGGATGACGCTAACTGCTACCTTGCGCAGAAATGTGCTGTGGCGGCCATTAAGTTCCCGACAACGGTTTCAACGGTGGTCTGATATGTTGGAAGAATTACTCAAAGCCGCTCAGACTGAGGTGGACAACCATTCCATCTACGTTTGGGGCGGTTCCGGCCAACTATGCTGCGAGGTGTCCGAGGAATGGATCCGGCGCAAGGAGAATGGGCGAAAGCCAGACGAAGCAGTCAAGGCTTGGGAGGAAGTCGAAAACTCCCCCTATCGTGATGTTGCGAGGTGCTTTGACTGCTCCGGCTTCGTGAGCTGGTGCCTCAATAAAGCAGGAGCCTACAAAGGCCGGACGGATTGTGACGGCCTTTTTGCGAGGTGTCAGGAGATATACACTCCCGAAGACGGCTGCCTCCTGTTCCGAGTGAACCCGAAAGACCCGAATGATGAAACGCACGTTGGCATCTACTTCGGCGGCAAGCAGTACGAGGCACGTGGCAGGAAAGACGGCGTTGTCTGCCTTGATTACAAAGAATCATACTGGCAGAAGCTTGGCTGGTTCAAAGCGTTGAAGCCTGACCCCGAACCGCCCACGGACAAGAAAATCATCGTTGTCGGCGGCTCTGTTCATGTCAGGGACAAGGACAGCACCGCAGGCAAGAAGCTATTCACTGCTCATAAAGGTGATGAGTTCCCGCTCATTGAGATTGCTCCATCCGGCTGGTACAAGATAGAAACCGACTATCCCGAAGCCTACATCACGAACAAGACGAGGTATACAAAACTGGGAAATGGATAAGACAATCATTGTTGCGATCATTTCAAGTGGTGCTCTGTCCACCCTCGTTTCTGCGCTGTTCAATGTATGGCAGGCGAGGAAAAAGCGAAACGATGGCGTTCGTGCTGGAATGAAGATGCTCCTTTACGACAGGATAAAGCATCTTGGGAAGTCATACATCGAGCGTGGCTCTATCAGCACGGACGAGCTGGAGGACTTGGTGGAGATGCACTCCATTTACCACGAAGACCTTGACGGCAACGGTTTTTTAGACGCGATAATGGCAAGCGTAAAAGCTTTGCCTATCAAGTGAAAGGAGCTTTTATGAGCAACAAGACTTTTGATACCCTGAGAACGATTGAAGCTATCGTTGTACCTCTTTGTACTTTCCTCATTGCCATGACGGACACTTGGGATGTGCCGCACGCCACCCAGATTGCCGCCACGATTGCGGCCCTCAATGTTGCTTTCGGTGCTGTCATTGAAGCGTTGAGGAAGGCGTACAACAAAAAGCTCGATGAAAACTGATTTCGATCTGATCGTCCACCGCCTCCCTGAGTGCAAGGAGGCGAGGCTGTACGTTGTCGGCGACCTGCACGTTGGAGCCATTGAAGCGAATATCAAAGGCTGGGAGCAGTTTACGCAGAAAATTCTGCAAGACAAGAACGCCTATATAGTCATTCTCGGCGACATGATGAACAACGCCATCAAGACAAGCGTTTCGAACGTGTATGAAGAAGTGCTCCGGCCTCGTGATCAGAAGCGGTATCTCGTGAGCGCATTGTCGCAGCTCACCGAACGCATCCTCTGCATCGTCCCCGGCAACCACGAACAGCGAAACAAGGACGTGGATGACGAACCGCTCTATGACGTGGCCTGCAAGCTGGACTTGGAGGATGTGTATAGGCCGAATTGCGCTTTCGTCAAAGTCTGCTTCGGCAACCGTGACAAGGGCGGGCAGATAGTGCCATTACAGACCTACGTTTTAGCAGTCACGCACGGCGCAGGCGGCGGGATATACACGGGCGCAACAGTCAACCGCAACGAACGCTTTGGCATGGTGCTTGAAGGCGTGGACGTGCTATGTGTAGGCCACACGCACAAAGGCACGATAAGCAAGCCGTCAAAGATAGTGGTTGACATCCACTCCAACATAGTCAAACAGCAGTCCATGACCGTCATTTCGGCCTGTTCATGGCTATCTTACAGCGGGTACGCCATGCGTAAAATGTTGCTTCCATCTCAGGCACAAGACCCAGACCAGCCACAGACCCTTCTCTTAGGCGGGACGAGGTGCGGCAGATATATCAAGACAGTTTGGTGACGGGTTCCCTCCTGCCCGTTGTCAATACACCCTCCCTTCGGGGAGGGCTTTTTTATATTCTGCCTTTAGTTATAGTCACATATAGTCCCCTGTGCCTGTTAATAACTAAATCAACGCTATCCTCTTTCACGATGATACAATCCAAAGTCTGACGCAGAATGGACTTCTTTTCCTCATCCGACATTTCGGATATATTGGAGAACGTATCTATCAGGGCATCGCAAGCCTCTTTTGACACTTCTACTGGCTTCGGCACTTTAACCATCTGCGACTTCAAATCTTTAACCTGATTCAACAGATATTCCGCACTTTCAGCGTCAGCGTATTGAACAGCGTTCAGCAGTTTAGATATACGCTTAGAAAGCGCAGAATTGGCCTTATTTGCTTCTTCTATCTTTGCCCTATTATTTACCTTGTCGCACACAAGACGGTAAAATTTCGCCTTTATTTCAGCCGTAGGGACAAACGCTTTTTGAAGCTCGTTTATGACCCGTTCTTCTAAATCTTTCTTTCGATAATTCTTGCAACCTCTTGTCCTGCACCCATAATATGAGTGACCGTTCGATGTGTACCCGTGCATTCGTTTGCCGCAGGAGCCGCAGATTATTACACCCGATAAAAGATAATTCACTCTGGCACGGTTGGCGGCGTTAAGGTGCGCTTTCAATCTCTTTTGGCATAAATCCCACGTCTCCTGATCTACAAGCGCAGTATGAGCGTTCTTGAAAATTATATCCCCCGAAACGAGGTGACCTAAATAAACCTGATTATTGAATATATTATAGATGTTTCGTGCGTCTATCCCTGAAAATTCTGTCATTTCTTTATATGAAGCTCCATCGGCGTACATCATAAACAGCTCCTTGACCTTATCAGCGTCCTTGTTTGGGATTAGGTGCTGTTTTTCTATCATATACCCTATCGGAGCCTTCCCGCCGTTCCTCACGCCCTTCATGGCGTTCTCACGCATCCCTTTTTTTGTCTCACGGGCGAGGTTGGCAGAATAGTATTCGTTCATGCTCTCCAATATCCCCTCCATGATGATGCTCTCCGGGCTATCGTCTAAGCGTTCAAGGACGGACACCAACTTCATACCAGCTTCTTTCAGTTTCTGCCGATAAAAGGCCGCATCTGCCCTGTTCCTGGCGAACCTGTCTAATTTGTGGACTATCAGCAAGTCGGCAGGGTGTTCTTTTATGATCCCGAACAATTCTTGAAACGCTGGCCTCCTATCCGTCCTCGCCGAAAACGCCTCGTCCTTGTATACCCGTAAAACGTGTATATCCTCACGGGCGGCGTATTCCATGATGGCCCTGACTTGGGCATCGATGCTTTCTTCTCTCTGGTTATCGGATGAGAACCGTGCGTATGCGTAAGCTGTTTTCATATAGTCCCCTTTATGGCCTTAAATAAAATGGGATAGGTGGTATTATTCAACTATCACAAGGCCGAACGCCTTGCACCACGTTTCAGCTTGTTCAGGAGGTAACGATGCCGCCCATGCCATCAATGTTCTGTTTGCCGGGGAGCCTTTTGCTTCCATATCGTCCCTGTCAAAACGTATCGTTAAGTCTTTGCAATACATGAGTATTTCGTCAAGGCTGATGCCCATACCAGCCGCCAGTTTCTTCAGCGTCTTAATCTTTGGTTCAAACGGCTTGCCGTCCGTCTTTACGCCTTGTTCTATGCGGTATATCTGGACATGGGACAAGCCGCACAAATCGGCAAACTCCCGCAGACTGTATCTGTGTTCTTTGCGGTATTCTTTTACGGCTTCGCTTAATTCCATGTGTTTATCCTCCATGTACCGTATTGTAACAAAATATTAACAGTATGTAAAGATGCAAGTACATTGTGCGTGAAGGGGTTTACAACTTGGTTTTCACGTTGTACAATGTTATACGAAGGTAACAGAAAGGAGGTGACACAAACATGACGAATCTTGAACGGCTAAGGCGTGAGGCGAAGATGTCTCAGGAGCAATTAGCGGAAAAAAGCGGTGTTTCCCGTGCAGTTATTTCAAAAATAGAAACTGGCGGCATTGACGGCGTTATTTGTCGAAACTTGATGCTTCTTGCAGACGCACTTAACGTGAACGTTGCCCAACTTTTTTGATGCCCAAACTGTTACACAAAAGGAACAAAGGAGGAAACGATGTTTCTGAAAGAAGAACGGGAAACGATTCTGAACTATGACCCAATCACCCAGACATGGCACGCATGGACAAGCTACCCGTCACACATTCTTAAATTCAGAAAGCAAGGGTGGAGCGAAACGAAGAAGTGGAGCGAGAACGGACGGGACATAGCGGCAACATTCACAGCACCGAAAACGGCGGTACGGATTTTCAACCCGGCAAAGATAAAAAACACCGAGCCGAGTACGGATTCTGACAATGAACTAACCGAGGACGAGTAAATACACCACCTACAAGCAAAGTCTCTAAAAACACCGAGCCGACCCAATGAAAAAACACTAAGGAGGAACCAATGAAAGCATTCAAGGCATTTAACAAGGACATGACATGTCGCGGCTTCCAGTTCAAGGAGGGCGAGACCTACCACGAGGATGATGCGAAGCTGTGCAGCAGCGGCTTCCACGCCTGCGAGGACCCGCTGGACTGTTTCGGCTACTATGCCCCGGCGAATAGCATCTACCGCGAGGTGGAGCTGGATGACGTGACCGACGAGCGCGGGGAAGACAGCAAGCGCGTCGGCAAGACTATCAAGATCGGCGCTGAGATCGGGCTGCCCGGAATCATCAAGGCCCATTTCGAGTATGTCAAGAGACGGTGCACCAACGAACAAAATGCGGAGCCTGGCAAACCGGCCACGGCAGGCTCCTACGGCGCGGCCACGGCAGGCTACAGAGGCGCGGCCACGGCAGGCTCCAGAGGCGCGGCCACGGCAGGCGACAGCGGCGCGGCCACGGCAGGCTCCTACGGCGCGGCCATGGCAGGCTCCTACGGCGCGGCCACGGCAGGCTACAGAGGCGCGGCCACGGCAGGCTACAGAGGCGCGGCCACGGCAGGCGACAGCGGCGCGGCCACGGCAGGCTCCAACGGCGCA